CCAAGGTGCATGGGTAAAAACTGGTCCAACAACATGGAAGGCAGTTGAACAAATCTATGTAAAGACACCTACTGGTTGGAACAATGCTTCAGGTCAAGCATTAACCCAAGCCCCATACCCCTATATTGCAAACGCTCAACAACCTTATATCGCTAATGCACAGCAACCATATCCGTATATCGCTAATGCTCAACAACCATATATTGCTAATGCACAGCAACCATATCCGTATATTGCGAATGCTCAACAACCTTACATAGCAAACGGTCAAACACCATTCACTTATCAGAACAGGTCTCCGTTTACCTATGATGCAAGATATCCTGCAAATGCACAACAACCTTATATTGCAAATGGACAAAACCCATTTACATACAATGCTAGGTCACCGTTTACATACAGTAATAGATATCCTGCAAATGCTCAACAACCATACATAGCAAACGCTAGACAACCTGGTACATATCAAGTGCCTTTCTCATATCGTGTGCCTTATATTGCAAACGCTAGACAACCATTTACATATCGAGTACCATTTACATATCGAGTACCATATATAGCTAATGCTAGAAATCCATTTACATATCGAGTACCATTTACATATCGAGTACCATATATAGCTCAAGGTAGACAACCATTTACATATAGTTTTAGATATCCATTCCTTTATCAGGCTGCATTCCAGAAATTTGGATTTGAATCTGGTTGTTTCTTATGTTGTGTTCATGATAGTATGTTTGTTGCAACTGAGGAAGATATGAAGAGTATTTACGATTTAAATATAGGTGATAAAGTCATTTCTCATAATTTTGAAACTGGTCAAGATGAACTAGTAGAAATAACTGATATTGTAATTGTTGATAGAGATGTTGATTATAAAGTTAACGATCTGATTATGACAGAAGACCATCCAGTTTACTTAGAGGGTGGTAGAAAAGCTTCAGTAAATCCTGAAGCAACACTCTTGAACTATAAACAAGAAGTTGATCAGTTAGTTGTTGGTGATAAAATGATGAAACTTGATGGTTCATTAGAAGAAATCACTTCTATTGAACACTATGAAGGTAATCATAAAAACTTTGCAGTTCAAACCAAGTATAATAATTTCTATGCAAATGGACATTTGGTGGATTCGGTTATTGATAGAGGAGGTAACGAATAATGCCATTAGCTGAAGGTCAACAACCAACTATTGGAAATGGTCAGAATCCGTTCACCTTTGATGCAAGGTATCCTGCTGATGCGAGATATCCTGCAAACGCTCAACAACCATTTACCTACGATGCAAGGTATCCTGCTGATGCGAGATATCCTGCAAACGGTCAAACACCATTTACCTACAATGCAAGATATCCAGCGATTGCTTACTATCCTGCAAACTATCAGAATCCGTTTACATACAATGCTAGATCGCCGTTTACCTATCGTGTTCCTTACATTGCTAATGCTCAGCAACCATACATAGCAAACGCTAGACAACCATTCACATATAATAATAGATCGCCATTTACCTATAGGGTTCCTTACATTGCTAATGCTCAACAACCTTATATTGCAAATGCTAGACAACCATTTACATATCAGAATAGGTCACCATTTACATATGAGAGACAGGGTCAAACTCCGTTTACCTATCAGAATAGAACTCCGTTCACATATGAAACACAAGGTAGAACGCCGTTCACATATCAAAACAGACAACCGTTCACCTATGCTACACAAGGTAGAACACCGTTCACTTATCAGAATAGAACTCCGTTCACATATGCAACACAAGGTAGAACACCAGTTGCTCGTTGGGATGGCGTGTTGTCACAACAGTGGCCTGCAACACCTGTTTCCTCTTAGTGATATAAATATTATTAATTAATTATTTATTATGAAATATGACAGAGAAAAAAATACCTACTTGGCAAAGAAATCTAATTAAAATCAATTCTGTAGAAGAAGCAGAACAAATTAAACCAATAGATTATTCAAATCAAGATTCCGTTTTTAAATTGCGAATGGAATTACCCACCTATCATTTGGGAACTTTATGTATCAATCGTTACTCAGATTACAATGAAACTTATAAAATATTAAAGTATCTTTTTGAAAATAAAATTATGCCTCCTTTGAAAATTTTCAAATGGGGCGATGTAATTACTGATCGAAAAGAAAAGAGGTTGTCTTCTTTCAATGGTTTGAATTATCATTCAATGGTCTATAACAAATTTCTACCTCATGGATGGACATCTAAACCAGAACCACCAAATATTGGTGGTATGAATTTTCAATCGATTGATGCTGATAATAAAATCATACATGATTTTACAGGTATGGAAAAAGATGATCCATATTACAACGATCCAGGTTGGTTAACTTCTTTAAATTCTTCTTACTATCATTCTGCTAAAGCACACTGGTTAGTTCATAGTATTCAAAGAGAGGGACTATGGGCGCCTGTTCAAGGATTGACAGCAGGTACAAAAGAACGATATAGTATTTTCGCACATCCAGGTTCTGTCAGATCAGCTATTGTAGAAGAGATGCAAGATCCAGATTTAGTATGGCATGTTTGGGATTGTGTTGATGTTATACCAACTGAAGCAAAAACGGTAGATGAATTTCTACAGTTTTGGAAAGAAGTTTTAAATAAAAAAAATGTAAAACAAGATGAAATATCTTTTATAATACAGGCAGGGGCGATTGAAGTACAAACTGATTTAGCGAGTTTAGAGTTTAGATCAGAAATATACGATTTCAATAAAAAGGTTTCAAAACTTGCAAAGAAAAAACCATTGAACATTTATATTGGTTATGATTCAACACACAATGGTATAGAAAAGATTTCAAAATATTCTATAGAAGAATCTATTAAGAAAAATTTTTCAGGTGGCAATGATGGTAAGTATACACAATTTGTTCCTGAAATTAAAATGCTTGACATCTCTAAAATACCAGAGTATAAGAGAGAGTATGCAAATCAAAATACAGAGTTTACTTATAGTAGATTCTTAATTCCGTATTTAGAAAATTATGAAGGATTTAGCATCTTTGTAGATGATGATTTTATTTTTAATAAAACTATATTAACATTGTTGTATTACTTACATCCAGATGATGCTGTTGCATGTATTCAGTATCCACAATACAAACATGATAACACTAAATTTGTTGGTGCAGTTAATATAGATTATCCAAGAAAACTATGGTCTAGTATGATGGTCTTTAATAATGGTCATGAAGACTGTAAAAAATTAACTCCTGAAGCAATAAATACTTGGACAGGAAAACAGTTACATCAATTTGAATGGACTGAAAAGATCAGTAAGATACCTGAAAAATATATCTTTACTGAAGGTTATGATGATCCTGAAACTAAATGGGATGTTTCAGGTTATCATTATACAAGAGGTGGTCCTTGGATTGAAAACATGGACTGTTCAAAAATTTCTAGGTTAGATGTTTATGAACAATTTAAAAGAATTTACGAAAGTGAGGAATAAAATAAAATGAATATGAATACAGTGAATGCACTTGTGTATTGTGAAAACTCAAATCTCTACATTAGAAAACCTAATGGGTTAGAATATCAATTTGACAATGTTGATGCTCCTGCATTGGGTTTTGATTTTGATGTTTTAATCTATGAAGATGGATTAGAAACAAAGGTAATAAAATGGGACGATAGTAAACCATTGCAAGAACAAGAACAATTTCCCTTATCTGATAATGAAAAGGATATGATTGAAACTTATATTGCAAATTCAGAACCGCCTGAAGGTATTACTTTACAAAGACAATATGTTGAAAAATTAGAACAGGTTGCTGATGATTATGTTAACATTTATATGAGTCAGCATAATTTTCGTGATTTAAACAAAGTTGTAGCAATTGGCAGAGAAGGTTCAAATCATCCAAATAGATCAGATGCTAGAAGAGTATTGGAGTATTTTGATGCAGTTTATACTGTATTCATACAAGTTGCAGATGAAATCTATTCTTGTAGAGAAGATATGTTAAAAGAATTCAGAGAATACGAAGTTCTTCTTCCTACTATTGTAAATCAATATGAGTAAAGAACTAGATGTAGTTCTAATCGATAAACCATTTGATATAAAAGAACTACCCTTAAAATCAGTTTATGTTTTAGACGATTGGTTGTGTGATTCATTACATCATTATTTTGATAATTGGATAACAAAATCTCAGATATGGGCAAAAACAAATCAAGTAGATTCGCATAGTAAAACTGGTTTACCACATCATAGTTTTTGGGGTACCTCTTTCTTAAGAAACGATTTTGAAATAGAGCCTGGCATTGAGAAAGAAAGTACCTTTTTTGTTAAATACATAATAAGAAGATTACAAACAGAGTTTAGTTTTAAATGGACCAGATTTCAGTATGCTGGTATGAATTCTCAAACAGTAGGTTTACACGGCACAACACATTCAGATTGTCAAGATGAAGATGATTGGAATCTATCATTTCTATATTATACAAATAGATATTGGAATCCTAAATGGGGCGGTAAATTAAGACTGTATGATAAAATTGTACAGTCACCTGAACATGATAACATGTTGCAAGGTATACACGGCAGAACAGATCACATCAAAAACTATCAAATTGCAGAAGTGGATTTTAAACCCAATAGACTTGTAATGTTTGATGGTAGAATTCCTCATGGTGCTGATGCTCCAAATGAAAACGCTAAATACATGGATAGAAGATCGCTGGTGATAAGAGGCGATGAAGTTAGATTGATTAAAGATAAAAAAGAGTTTTATAATGCCAACGATAGAGTTCACTTGTTATAATTCTAATACTGTAAAGTATTTTAAACCTGTACTTGCTAAAACTGTTTTACCAGATTGGTGGAAAACCATGAAGATACAGGAAATGACAAGATTCACAAGACAACATACAATAAGATCCTGCCCAGCGATGGACGATTGGGTAAAGTCTGGTTGGTATTTGCTTGCAAATAAAGATATAAGAGTTATTTGTGGAAAAGATAGAGATGGACAAGATACAGATCATGAAAGTTTTGCAACTGAAGATATAGAAGGAACTGGTTATTCATCGCCTCCACATCCAAGAGAACAATTTGGTAATGTATTCAATTTCTTAGGAAAAAATAGAGCACCTATTAGAGATGCTTTTAAGATGAAAAATCCTTGGAATATAATCACGCCAAAGGGATATTCTTGTTTTTATATAGATCCATTTTTACATCAAAATGAATTTTTTGCAACTTGGCCTGGCATTATAGATACAGACAAGTTTAATAAAAATATGGATAATGCACAAATCATTTTCTATCCTAAAGTAGACCATTCATTCACGATTTTGAAAGGCACGCCATTATGTCAGATCATTCCTTTTAAGAGAGAAGAATGGGTTGCAAGTTATCAATTTAGAGATGTAGATGATTACATTAAAAATTTATCTCATGTGACTTCGGAACAAAAAAATATGGATGAAAGACCTATGATAGAACACAAAAGAATGCAACCAGATTCAAATGTTTTTAAAGCAGGACCTTATCGTAAACATGGATATTGGAGTGAAAAGGGTCAATATTTCAAAGAAGAGAGTCCACCACCTGAGTGTCCTTTTCATAAAACAGAAGAGAGTTCAGAAATACAATTGGAGTTTGATTTCGATGTCAGTTAGATTATTATTTCCAACATTCATTTTTCATAGAAATCTCTTAGATAAGAATTTACCTGAAGATAGAGGAATTACAAAAGAGTATTTAAATCTACTTAAACTAGAAATGGACAGTATGAGAAAAATCGATCCTAAGGGACGACAAATCTCAAATGCATATACAGGTTGGCAGTCAAATGACGGATGTGAGAAAAGTCCAATATTTAAGAAATTGATGCACTGTATTCAGATGACTTTTTATGATGAAGTCTGGCCTTTTCATGGTATTCAAAGAAAAGACATCACTTGTTTTGTAGGCAATTCATGGGCAAATATCAATGATCGTTTAGCGTGGAACAGACCACATAAACATAACGGTTGTTGGTACAGTGGTGTATTTTATGTTAGAGCAGATGGTGATGAGGGTGATATAAATTTTATAGACACCTCTGATAAAGTTGTTTCAGATTATCCTGCAAGCACTAGAACATGCACTAGTTGGAACTTTGCGCCAAGATCAGGAGAATTGATTTTGTTTCCTAGTGGTCTAATGCATATGGTAGAACCCAATATAACCGATAAAGAAAGATATAGTATCTCTTTCAACTTAGTACATGAAGTTAAAGGCAACCTGCACGGTGACATTGAGAATTATAACGAAAATGAATTTGTTTTCGATTTAAATGAAAAAGGTGACCCCATACTGAGATAGATTTTCTAAATAGAGGTATGGAAATTATAGTAGACGCCCACCTCATATGGAATGTAATACTTACGCTGTTACTAGGACCTTTAGGTTTTCTAGTACGAAATATATTATCCGAACAAAAAAGAATTGATATTCTGCTTAACAAAACAAGAGAAGAAGTTGCAAAAGACTATGTAACAAGAGACGAACTAGCAGAAGATATGGAAAGATTAATGAGGTCGATTGAGAGAATTGACGCTAAAATAGATCGTTTGCAGAACAGAACTTACTTCCAAGATTAAAATCATTATAAATAGTAGTAGAACATAATTTTTATGGATTATTACTATGTCAGAACCAAACAGTAAAGCATCATTAAAAGAATACATTAAGAGAAAACTAGGTGCGCCAGTATTAGAGATCAATATAGATGATGATCAATTAGATGATAGAATTGATGAAGCGCTTCAATATTTTAGAGAGTTTCATTATGATGGATCGATCAAATGTTATCTAAAACATCAATTATCTGCAGATGAAATAACCACTATGAGGTCAGATGAGACCTTTACAGAGACAGCAGCAGGTTCTCAAGTCCATACAGATCAGCAATACAAACTACAACAGAATTACATCACATTACCTGAGTTTGTTTTGTCAGTTATAAACATATTCCCATTTAACGACAAACACAATCTCAATATGTTTGATCTTAGATATCAATTGAGACTGAACGATATCTATGATTTGACAGCGACCAATATTTTGTATTATGAAATGGTACAACAACACATTCAATTAATGGATCAAGTGTTGGTCGGTAGAACACCTATCAATTATTCAACACATCAAAATAGATTGTACTTACATATGGATATGAGTAGTATAAATGCAAATGAGTATATCATCATTGAGTGTTATAGAAAAATCGATCCTACAGACTTCACAGACATCTACAACGACATGTGGTTGAAAAGATATGCAACTGCATTAGTAAAATACCAATGGGCGGAGAACTTATCCAAGTTCTCAGGAATACAATTGCCTGGTGGTGTGCAATTAGATGCAGCTCAGATGAAGACAGAGGCACAAGAAGCAATTACAAAATTAGAAGAAGAATCCAGACTGAATTATGAAATGCCAGTTATGGATCTTATGGGGTAGCTAAATGCCAACCAATGTATTTTTTAACCATGCAGTAAGTACTGAACAACATCTTTATGAAGATTTGGTTGTTGAGTCTTTACGCTTTTACGGTCATGAGGTATACTATTTACCTAGAGAGATTGTAGAAGAAGATAAAATACTAGGCGAAGATGTCCAGTCTACATTTGGTGATTCTTATCAAGTAGAGATGTACTTAGATAATGTTGAAGGTTTTGAAGGCGAAGATTTATTTTCAAAATTTGGTGTTCAAGTACAAGAAGAAGCAACATTCACATTAGCACTCAGAACTTGGGAAAGATTTATTTCGTTAGACAGTAACCTTGCAACAGGTCTAAGACCAAATGAGGGTGATCTCATATACTTCCCACTTTCAGGTTCATTGTTTGAAATACGATATGTAGAAGATCAAAATCCTTTCTTCCAAATAGGAAAACTTTTTGTCTTTAAACTCAAGTGTACATTATTCGAATACTCAGGCGAAGACTTCGATACAGACATTACTAATATTGATCTTGTTGAAGATCAGAATGCATATACCATTCAACTTACAATGAATGAGGGCGGTTCAGGCACATATTATGCCAATGAAAATATAACTTACAATAGTACCGTTGTTGGTGAAGTCGTATCGTGGGTAGCTTCAACCAGAAAACTAACAATCAAAGATGTAACTCGAACATTGTTAGTTGGCGATACACTTGTTGGTGCAAAAAATAGCGCATCATACACAATTGCAACTATAACAGACATTCTAACAATTAATACTAATGAAGGTCTTGCAACAAATAAAGAATTTGAAGATAATGAAACAAGTTATTTAGACTTCAGTGAGACAAACCCATTCGGTGAACCCTAATGTTTGGAACATATTTTTATAATCAAACTATAAAGAGAAGTGTATCTATCTTTGGTACTCTTTTCAACAATTTAAAGATCAAAAAAACTAAGGCAGATGGCACTGTTCTAACTGAACAGGTTGTACCTATTTCATATGGTCCAAAACAGAAATGGTTGCAAAGACTTAATCAAGACCCTAAATCGAGAGACGCCAACATTACTGCAATGTCTTTACCTAGACTTGCATTTGAAATGACTGGTTTTGAATATGATGCTACTAGACAACAAAACAAACTTATAAGACATTCAAAGTCTACAACAGAAACAGATGGTACAAATAGAAAGTTCATGTATCAACCTGTACCATATAATTTAAATTTCACCCTTAGTGCTATGTGTAAAAATATGACAGATGCATTACAAATTGTAGAACAAATTTTACCATATTTCCAACCAGAATATACTGTTAGTATGAAAATGATCGATGACATGTCAGATGTAAGAGATGTACCTATAGTACTGAATAACATAACTTTAGAAGATTCATATGAGGGAAATTACGAAGAACGAAGAGTTATAACATATAACTTAACTTTTACAATGAAAGTATACTTCTTCGGACCTGTTTATACTGGTGGAATTATCACCAATGTTATTGAAAGAGAATACATTAACGATCAGGCAGGTTTATTTACAACAAGTCAAATAGATCAATCAGGTCTAGTCAAAGAAGTCAAACATTACGAACCTGCATTCTCAGCGATTGCAAATACAGTTTCTAACTCAACTACAATCACTTTTGATACTGCAATAAATAGTAAGATAAGTGTTGGAGATGAAGTATTTTACACAGGAAACACACCTAATCCAACAATCAGTAGTATTGCAAGCGATAAATTATCAATCATATTGAATACTGCTGTAACCATAACTGAACCAAAAACAATTATGTTTGTGGGTTCAGTTGAACCAACCGATACATTTGTGGTTGCAGAAACAGTGACATTTTATGATGATGGTGCCAAAGAGACATTTAGTGAAACAGATGATAGTTAATTATGCCAAAAGATATAGATTTAAAATTAGATGATATCTTAGATATCTCTTCTGAAATAAAAACTAAAACAGCAGAAGTAATCAAAAAAGTTCCTGAGAAATCTCAGAGCATTGAAAATGATTACAAATACACAAGAGAAAATCTCTACAATCTTGTTGAAAGAGGACAAGATGCAATTGATGGCATACTAGATGTCTGTAAAGAAACAGAAAATCCTAGAGCATATGAAGTTGCTGGTCAACTTATAAAAACTGTAGGTGAAACTGCAGAGAGACTTTTAGATATACAAAAGAAACTAAAAGATTTAGAGAAAGAAGACGAACAGAAAATAGGAGTTCAACACAACCACCTTTATGTGGGGTCAACTTCAGAACTGCAAAAGTTTCTAAAAAAATCAAAAACAGATGGTTAATCCAAAAAACGAAGGATATTTGGGAAATACTCTAGTTAAGAGAGCTGGAGTTGAAACCAAGTATACAGAAGAGGAGATGCAGGAATACTTAAAGTGTTCCCAAGAACCTGTTCACTTCATAGAAAATTACACTCAAATTATTTCACTAGATGAGGGGTTGGTGCCATTTACTCTTCGTGGATATCAAGAAGGATTAATAGATCATTATAATTCAAATCGTTTTAATGTCGTTCTTGCAAGTAGACAAAGTGGTAAATCGATCACATCTTGTGCATACTTATTATGGTTTTTATTATTTCATCCAGAAGTAACAGTTGCTGTTCTTGCTAACAAAGGTGCAATTGCAAGAGAGATGATAGCAAGGATCGTAACCATGTTAGAGTCTGTTCCTTTCTTTCTACAACCTGGTGTTAAGATACTTAACAAAGGTTCAATTGAATTTGCAAACGATTCTAAAATAGTTGCGGCTGCAACATCTTCATCATCTATTCGTGGTATGTCAATTAACTTACTATACCTCGATGAGTTTGCATTCGTTGAGGGTGCAGAAGAGTTCTATACATCAACATATCCTGTGGTAACCTCAGGTAAAGATTCAAAGGTTATCATCACATCTACTGCAAACGGTGTTGGTAATATGTTCTACAAGATATATCAGTCTGCTGTTCATAATCAATCAGAGTATAAACACTTCACTATTAACTGGTTTGATGTGCCTGGCAGAGATGAGGAGTGGAAAAAACAAACTATTGCAAACACCTCAGAGGCACAGTTTGAACAAGAATATGGTAATAGTTTCTTAGGAACAGGTAACACACTTGTGAATGCAGACACACTATTAGGAATGATGGCAAGAGAACCAGAGTATGTTCAGAACTCATTTAAGTTGTATGAAAAACCACAAGAAGGACATGTATATGTATGTGCCGTTGATGTATCAAAAGGTCGTGGTTTAGACTATTCGACATTTAGTATTTTTGATACTTCTGTACAACCATTCAAACAAGTTGCAACATATAGAGACAATATGATCAGTCCTATGTTATTTCCAGACATCATAAATAAGTATTGTAAACCATATAATGATGCATTGGTTATAGTTGAAAACAATGCAGAAGGCGCTATGGTTGCTACACAATTGCATTATGATATCGAATATCCAAATGTTTTCACACAAGGACAACTGAAAGCAGAAGATATTGGTATAACTATGACCAAAAAGATTAAAAGAATTGGTTGTTCTACTCTAAAAGAACTAACAGAAGAAAATAGATTAGAGTTAGTAGATAGAGATACTATCACGGAGTTTATGACTTTTGTTTCAAAGGGAAACACTTTTGAAGCAGATAGAGGGTTTCATGATGATTGTGTGATGAATTGTGTATTATTTTCATGGTTTGTAACCACCGATTATTTCACACATTTAACAGATAAATTAGTAAAAAATTTGTTGTATTCGGAACAACAGAAACAAATTATTGAAGATATAGTTCCAGCAGGTATTTTTGATTATCAAGGAGATGAATCATTTGTTGATCCTAATGGCGATAGATGGTTTCTTGATGTTGTTGAATAATGCTAGATTATAAATAAAACCGTAAAACAAACTTTTTACATTAACAGGAGAAAAGTATGGCATTTCAAGTATCACCAGGCGTACAAGTCAGCGAAATAGACTTGACAAATGTTGTGCCTGCAGTATCAAGCACTACGGGTGCTATCGCAGGTACTTTCACATGGGGCCCTGTTGATGAAGTTATAACAGTTTCAGACGCTAAAGGTTTGGTAGATGAGTTCTTTTCACCTGCAAACACAAATGCTGGAGCTGAAGACTTTTATTCAGCAGAAGCATTCTTGAAGTACGGTTCATCATTAAGAGTAATTAGAATTAACACAACTGGTTTGTATAGTGCAAACCAAGGCGCTAATTCAACAACACTTCTTAAGAATGAAAGCGAATACGAATCAACATACCAAGACGGTTCACAAAATGCAACCGTTGGTACATTCGTAGCAAGATATGCAGGTGCCTTAGGAAACTCATTAAAAGTTTCAGTATGTGCTTCATCCGATGCTTATTTCAACGATAGCGTAACTGCTGTAAATAATACGGCTAATGAAGCCGCAGGTCAAACAGTCATCACAGTAGATGATGGTTCTGTATTTACAGTAAGAGACATCATTAAGTTTGCTGGACATGATACAAAATATCGTGTCACAAACATCGCTACTAACGATATCACTATTGAAGCATTGGGCGAACCTACAGGCACTGGTCTAACAACAACAGTAAACGATAATACTAATATTGACAGATATTGGGAGTTCTACAATTTATTTGATAGAGCGCCAGGAACATCTGCTTCAGCAACAGCCGCTGGCGGTTCTGCTGACGAAATACATATTGTTGTCGTAGACGAAGACGGTATAATTACTGGAACTAAGAACCAAGTTTTAGAGATTCACGGTTTTGTATCTTTGGCATCTGATGCGAAAGATTCAGTAGGTAATTCAAATTATTATAAAAAGGTTTTAGAAAGAGATTCTAAATGGATTTGGTGGACAGGTCACTCAACAACTATGATGAGTTCTGCAACTGCAGATGTGACTCACTCAACTTCAACAGGTAGTCCTTTTTCAAGACCTTCTACTCCGCAAAATTCATCACTAAGTGGTGGTGCAGACGGCAGATCCCCAACTGCTGCTCAAAAATACGGAGCATGGAACACACATTTTGCAGATGCAGAAACAACAGACATATCAATTCTAATCACAGGTTCTACAAGAACTGATAACGGTTCAGGAACAGATCAAGATGTAGTTGCAGATCACAATACAATTGTGAATCAAGCAATACAACTTTGTGAAACTAGAAAAGATTGTATGGTAGTTGTTTCACCAAGAAGATCATCTGTTGTAAATGTAACATCTGAATCAACACAACTATCAAATGTACTTGCAGATTACGCTTCAGTAACCTCAAGTTCATATGCAGTGTTGGATTCAGGTTGGGTATATCAGTACGATAGATTCAATGATAGATATGTTTGGGTACCAGGTAACGCTCACACAGCGGGTATCATGGCAAGATCAGACTTATTAAGAGACCCATGGTTCTCACCTGCTGGTTTCACAAGAGGTCAATATCTTGGAATCACTAAACTTGCTTTCAATCCAAAACAAGCAAGTAGAGATGATTTATATCGTGCAAGAATCAATCCAATCGTTACATTCCCAGGTCAAGGAACAGTATTGTTCGGCGACAAAACAGCATTAACATCACCTTCTGCTTTTGACAGAATCAATGTTAGAAGACTGTTTATCGTATTAGAGAAAGCAATCGCAACTGCTGCTAAGGCACAACTCTTTGAATTCAATGATGCATTCACAAGAGCACAATTCAGAGCTGCAGTAGAACCTTTCCTAAGAGATGTGAAAAACAGAAGGGGTCTTGTAGATTTCTCAGTTTTATGTGATGAAACAAACAATACAGATACAGTCATTGACAGAAATGAATTTGTTTGTTCAATCTTTGTAAAACCTGCAAGGTCAATTAACTATATAACTTTAAACTTTGTTGCTGCTAGAAGCGGTGTAGAGTTTGAAGAAATCTACGGAGCAGTTTAACAGGAGTAAACAATGGCAAGTATAGATCAATTTAAAGCACAACTAATCGGAGGTGGACCAAGAGCCAACCGATTTAGAGTATTCATTCCTAGAACAGGAAATAGAATCGAATTCTTGTGTTCAGCTGCTCAGATTCCTGCTGCTGATATAGGTGAGATTTCAGTTAAATGGATGGGTAATGTATTAAAATTACCTAGTGACAGAGCATTCGCAGATTGGACTGTCACAATCATTAATGACTTGGAATTCTCAGCAAGATCAGCATTAGAATTGTGGCAAGGTGAAATTGCCGGTTATGGTGATTCCGTAGGTTCAACATCTTTAGATTTTATGATCGACAGAGCATATGTTGAACAATTGGATAAATCAGATGCAGTTTTAGCAAGATATGAATTCTTCAATATGTGGCCGAAAACAATTGGACCCATCACTCTCAGTTATGAAACTGGTGGTGAGTCATTGGAAACTTTTGATACCACATTCTCTTTTTCACATTGGGAAAGAGCACTTTAATTAGTGAGATATAACGCCCTATAAGGTGTTATAAATAAGATTATGGAATTATTCGGGTTTGAAATCACTCGTAAGAGAGATGAACTAAGAGCAACTGAGGTCGCTAAGGCGCCCTCATTTGTTCCACCTGTTGATGATGACGGCACTCCTGTCATACAATCGCAACCAGGCGGTTTTATTACAGGAGGCGCATATGGTTCATTCATTGACATGGAAGGTGGTATTAAGAATGAGGCAGAACTCATTCGAAGATACCGAGAAACTTCTTTAATTCCTGAAGTTGATTCAGCGATTGAAGATATTGTTAATGAGTGTATCACTTCTGATAGTTCAGATAGGATAGTATCACTCGATCTCAGAGATGTGAAACTCTCTGATAGTATCAAGTCAAAGATACAAGATGAGTTTTACCATATCCTAAACATAATGAAGTTCAATCAGAACTCTCATGAACTTTTCAGAAAATGGTACATAGATGGAAGAATTTACTTTCATAAAGTTGTTGACAGTAAAAGACCTAAAGCAGGTATTGTCGACTTGAGAAATGTTGATCCTATAAAGATCAAAAAAATTCGTAATATTGAGAAAGAAAGAGATTCTAAAACTAAAGTTGAAAGAATCAAAAAAATAGAAGAGTTTTATCTCTTCAACGATAAAGGTTTTGATAAGTCTGGTTCAGGCGAGGGTAATACCGTCAAAATCGCACCTGAGGCAGTAACATATACTACTTCAGGTTTACTTGACTACACAAAGAATGTTGTAGTCGGTTATTTGCATAAGGCATTGAAAACTGCAAATCAGTTATCAATGATAGAAGATGCTCTAGTTATATACAGAATATCAAGAGCGCCTGAAAGAAGAATCTTCTACATTGATGTTGGTAACTTACCAAAAGCAAAGGCAGAACAATACCTTGCAGATACAATGAACAGGTATAGAAATAAACTTGTTTATAATGCACAGACAGGTGAGATCAAAGATGATCGTAAACACATGTCTATGTTAGAAGATTTTTGGTTACCACGAAGAGAAGGTGGTAGAGGTACAGAGATCACTACTTTGCCAGGTGGGCAAAACTTAGATGATATCGCAGATATAGAGTACTTCAAAAAGAAACTATATCATGCATTAAATGTACCATTCTCTAGAATGGAATCAGATAACGGATTCAATATGGGTCGTACATCTGAGATTACTAGAGATGAATTGAAGTTTAATAAATTTACTAATAGACTTCAGAAAAAGTTTGCAAGAGTATTTGTTGACATTCTTAGAACTCAACTCATACTCAAAGAAATTGTAAGCGGTGAAGAGTTTGATGAATTCAAAGACTACTTACAATTTGATTTTGCAACCGACAACCATTTTACAGAGTTGAAGGATGCAGAAATACTTAGAGAAAGAGTTGATACTCTAAATTCTTTAGGTGATTTTGTCGGCAAATACTACTCACATGAATATGTAAGAAAGTATGTGTTAAGACAAACAGAAGATGAAATTAAGATCATTGACGCTCAGATCGAAAAAGAAAAAGATACAGGCGGAGATGAAAAAGAAAATGAATTTGGTGGATTTTAGGAGTAAACCATGAGTGAAATAAGTAAACAAATAGTAGATCAAATCGCTAACAAAGAATTTAGTGATGCAAAAGATTCAATCTTTCAAGGTCTACATAAAGCAGCTGCTGATACAGTAGACATGAAAAGAGTCGAAATGTCAACAGATTGGTTGAACAAAGAAAAGGAAGCTGAAAAGTAATGAAAACTTTCCAACAAATGAGTAAAGAATTGACTGAAGCAAAAATGAAATTGCCTTCTGGTCATAAAGAACTCAAAAGAGAAATTGTTAAAGTTGGAAGTAAATCATACGAATTAGTGTTTTCACAAAAAGGTAGTAAAGTACATGTCTTTTTAGACGGTATGGATACAGATGAAACATATAGAGACTTAAAGACTGCAGAAAAAGAAACTAAAAATATTAAAGCAGTTTTAAAACAAATGGGAGAAGAATTCTCATTTGAGGAATTTAAGGAGATTTTCAATGAAGTTAATATCTGAATATAACGATTACGAAGTTTCACCAGTTATCGTAGAACAAAACGAAAAAGGTGAGAAAGAATACTTTATCGAAGGTATTTTCATGCAATCTGAAATTAAAAACAGAAACGGTAGAGTTTATCCTAAAAATATCATGGAGAAAGAAGTCAGTCGTTACAGAGAACAATTCATTGATAAGAAGAGGGCATTCGGAGAGTTAGGACATCCTGAAGGCCCAACAATTAATTTAGACAGAGTATCCCATTTGATAACATCTTTAGAAGAAGATGGTAATAATTTCGTGGGAAGAGCAAAGATTTTATCAACACCAAACGGTCAGATTGTCAGAAATCTGATCAATGACGGTGCAAAACTTGGTGTGTCATCTAGAGGACTAGGTTCACTAGAACAAAAAGGTGATGCCCAATATGTAAAAGGCGATTTTCAGTTGGCAACTGCCGCTGATATCGTAGCAGATCCTTCTGCACCTGAGGCCTTCGTTGAAGGAATCATGGAAGGAGTAGAGTGGATCTACGAAAATGGTATTCTAAAAGCACGAAATGTAGAAAAAATGAGAGATGAACTCTTATCTGCAAAGAAAGTCAAATTAGAAGAAACCAAATTGAAACTATGGAAACAGTTCGTTGAGAACTTATAACATATAAATAAATAATAGAAAACTCAAACAGGAGAAACATATGGCAGAGTTAGATAAAAACCTAAAAGCAATTGAAGAGGCACAACAGCCTGATTCAAACGCTGAGAAAGGTGACAAAGTAGCTCCAAAACAAGGTTCGAGTGATGCTGAATCTATTGGATCAGGCAAAGCTCCTGTCGTCAAACCTGAAGAAAATCCTGTTGACAAAGCTGTCGATGCCGTTCATAAGGCAGAAGACGAAACTAAACCTGTCAAAGATGCAGTTAACAAATTAGCTGCACCTGCTGACAAAGGTGAAAAGTTAAAAGAAGATGAAGATTCAGATGAAGTTAAACTTTCTAAAATGGAATCCATCAAGGCTGTCGTCAACACTATGAAGGATATGACTAAGGAAGAACTTCTAAAAACTTTTGGTCAAATATCAGAAGAAGAAGTTGACGAAACCTTGACTAAAGCAGAAGTCGCCAGAAAAATCGTTGAAACTTTAAAAGGTATGGACGAAGCAGATGTTGCTAAGTTCGCTGAAGGTTGGATGAAAAAAGGCGAAGAAGAGGAAGAAGAGGAAGAAGTAAAAAAAGAAGAAGTAGAAGAATCTACTGAATCTTCCGAAGTTGAATCTTCACTAGTTGAGATTGAAGTAGAAGACGACCTCAATGCAATCTCAGAAGCACTCGAATTATCAGAAGAGAATGCTGAGAAAGCAAGAACAATCTTTAAAGCGGCTGTTCAATCTAAAGTAAAAGAAATTAAAGAATCTTTAGAATCTCAGTATTCAGAAGAATTAAAAACCTCAGTAGAAAAAGTTAAAGCTGATCTATCAGAAGCTGTAGACAAGTATCTATCATATTGTGCAGAAGAGTGGACGAAAGAAAACGAACTCGCAATCGAAAGAGGTTTGAGATCAGAAATGACTGAAAACTTTATCGAAGGACTAAAAACATTGTTCGTAGAACATTATGTTGATGTACCAGAAGACAAGTATGATGTTATTGATGAACTCGCAAATCGTCTTGATGAGATGGAAGCAAAACTTGACAGTGAAGTCCAAAAAAATATGGAAATAACTGAAGAGAACGACCAACTCAAAAGAGGCAACATTGTGAGACAGGCAGGTGAAGACCTAACTGAATCGCAAAGAGAAAAACTAAATTCTCTATCAGAAGGAGTAGACTTCAAAGATGCAGAAGATTTCGCAGAGAAAATTTCTGAAATCAAAGAAGCTTATTTCCCTACAGAGAAAGAAACTATTGCTGAAGAAACTGTAGTAGAAGAAGGTACAGGAAGTTTTGAAGATGAAAAATCTGAAAAAGTTTTCACACCTGAAATGTCACAGTATCTAAAAGCGGTTTCTAAATTAAAACCACTAAGTTAATTTTAAAGGAGAAAATGTAAAATGTTCTTATCAGAAAATTTACAACAAAAGTGGCAGCCTATTCTAGAGCACTCTGATCTTCCTGAGATCAAAGACAACTACAAGAAAGCTGTTACAGCAGTTATCCTCGAAAACCAAGAGAGAGCTTTATCAGAAGACAGAGCTACTCTTTCCGAGTCTGCACCTTTAAATGCTACTGGAAGTTCTGCTATTTCTAATTGGGATCCTATTTTGATCTCATTAGTGAGAAGAGCTATGCCAAATCTCGTTGCATACGACATTTGCGGTGTTCAACCAATGACAGGTCCTACAGGTCTTATCTTTGCTATGAAAGCAAGATATAACGACTATCCAACAGTTGGCCGTGAGAGTAAATCAGAAGCATTGTTTAACGAAGCTCGTTCAACATATTCTTCATCTGCTCAATCAACAGCTGCTGGTTTAGGTTTAGACCCTGTAAGTGATCCTTTTGATGCAACTGGTCCTGCCACCTACGCTGGTGATACAGGTTCAGGTATGTCAACAGCATCTGCCGAATCACTCGGTGATGCAGCTGGCAACCACTTTGCAGAAATGTCTTTCACAATCGAGAAAGCAACTGTCACAGCAAAATCCAGAGCACTTAAAGCTGAGTATACACTCGAATTAGCACAAGACCTCAAAGCAATCCACGGTCTTGATGCAGAATCAGAATTAGCAAATATTCTTTCATCAGAAATTCTTGCTGAGATCAACAGAGAAGTAGTTAGAGAAGTTAATCTTCAAGCAAAAACTGGCGCTTCTGCAACATCAACACCAGGCACATTCAACTTAGATGTTGATGCTAACGGTAGATGGTCTGTTGAGAAATTCAAAGGATTGTTGTTCCAAATCGAAAGAGAATCAAATGTTATCGCTAAAGAAACAAGAAGAGGTAAAGGTAACTTTATCCTTTGTTCTTCAGATGTAGCATCTGCTCTTTCAATGGCAGGCGTACTTGACTACGCTCCTGCTCTTTCAACTAACTTGAATGTTGACGATACTGGCAATACATTTGCTGGTCTTCTAAACGGAAGAGTTAAAGTTTACATCGACCCATATGCTGGTGTTGATTACTTGACAGTTGGATACAGAGGAAGCAACCCTTATGATGCAGGTCTTTTCTACTGCCCATATGTTCCATTACAAATGGTCAGAGCTGTTGGTGAAAACACTTTCCAACCAAAAATCGGTTTCAAAACAAGATATGGAATGGTACCAAACCCATTCGTAACATCTTCACCTTTGAGCGCCGTTTCAGGTGGTCGTGGAAACAACCAATACTTCAGAAAGTTAGCTGTTTCAAACATTCTGTAAGAATCTTACGATTCAAACTAAAGGGGATCTTTTTAGATCCCCTTTTTTTATGTACTAAATAATATAAATATCCTTAGGAGGGATTTGTTATGTCAGAATATGCAAAAAATGTGAAAGTGTTAGAAGGACCATGGGAGAAGAATGCTTTTCCAGATGGTGTAGAAACTACAAATGTAGTAAGTAGAACAGTGATCACACGATATGTTAAAGATGGTTATCTTTGCGAAGATGTCGTAA